TGGCACAACATGAAGCCATGCCAGGTGACGCACAGCTAGGTCTAGCTTTTCCCTGACTTGACTGAAAAAAAGGGAACGCTTTTGAATCGCCACACTGATCTGGCTGACGAACCAGTCGAGGCTCTCGTCTTTCAGCATCGCAAGCGCTTCAGGGCTATCGGGCTGGATTTGCCTTGCCGTCTACCTCGACGTTCTGCCATGAGACTATACATGATTGCAGCAACTTAGCGCCACGCTCTGACGCCTGAGCTTCGTCGGTGGCGTCAAAGTCGCGGGCCAACTCAATAGCAGCCTTTCGGTATGCCTTCGAATCGCGTCCGTACACCTCAACAACAACATCGGTCTTGCCGCCAAGCGGATCTAGGATAGGAACCTTGGCGGTGTCTTTACGCTTGAAGGATCGAATATCCATTAAGGTGCAACCACTGGAACTAGCTTCTTGGACAGCCGCACGGCAAAGCTGCCCCCATAGATACTGTTAGCGCTGCCCGGATTATATTGAAACTCGGACACAACACCGGTGGTGTAGATAATAGCGCCGGTAGGGTCTTCAAGTTTTACGCTGTGCTTCAACGTTGCGTTCGGACCATCTAGGCCAGATCGAAGGACATCTTGACCAGCGTTGGTTGCGTCGTGCGCAATATCACCCGAAAGCGATCCGTAATCAATGCTGCCAGCGACCGGCTCAACCACGCCAGTATCAATCGGGGTAAATGTCGGCATTTCCCGCGTTCCGCCGAATGCTCCGATGTTGCCAACCTCTCCGACCAGCTCATAAGTGAGCGCGGCATAGCCATCATCATCAAATGTATCAGGCTCACCTTGGACGATGGAAAACTTTGTGCCTAAACTTGTACCAGCCATAATGTAATCCTCTAAACTTCAGTTTTGATATAACCAATTCTAACACATTAACCTGATAGGTTCGCAACCTGTTCATCTATTGATCTGTCAAGCTCTCTTAAGCTGACCCGAACCATGCCCTCCGCCGCCTGAGTAGACCAAGAATCAAACTCCAGACGACCGATATAGGGGGCATTATTGGTCAAGAAAATACATTCCCCGGAGCCTTATGAGCCTCCCCCGCAATGCTGGCCAGTGTAGCTGTCCCGCTTTTGTCGGTTGCCTCTGTCGTGCCACTCGCTGGACTTCCTATTGATGCTTGCCAATTGCCTCGCGCCTGCCCGCCTGTATAGCCTGGAGGTGGCGGCCCTTGCCATAGGCTAGGATTGCCGACCGGAGTACGCAACACGATGCGCTTAGATAGGTCAAGCAACGTACCCCTGACAACCTCATCCATGCGGTCACCAGCGATGCGTTCAATGTCTGCCAGCCTGCTGAAATCGAAGTTAGCCAAAGGCCCTCCAGTTCACGCTAACCGGCATTAACCACCAGCCGCCTGAAGCCAATCCTTGCGCTACGTTCACTTGCTCGACCACTACACTCTGCCCCTCGAATACAAGCATCGTCCCGCGTGTCGAAGTGTGCCGTGATCGAATCAATAAGCTGATGCGATTCAAATTTATAATCGTCAAGGGGTGCGTAGATGCTCACTTGGTACACGCCGATGAAGTCTGTTGATCCGCCAGGTTCCATTCCAACTGTTGAGGACGTGGCGGGCAGGTAAGATTCACGGAGCCAGGTGGTGCCCTCTACAGGCGTGTACTTTGCGTTTTCATACGCAATAGGAGGCGCGGCTGGCAGAGAGCCAAGGCGTGATGATAGTGCTGCGCTGATCTTTCTGTGGCTCATTCTATACCCTCAACTGGCAAATATAGATCACGTCTGCGCCAGACTTGGTAATCGGCTGCACATCCATGACCCGGAAAGTCTTTCCCTGTACCTGGGCACGCCAACCTTGCTCGGGGGCTTCGTCCACTTTGTTTAGAATCAGTCGCGTGTCTGATCGCTTGATAACGGTGCCGTCAACTTCTGCGTTTTGGAAGCGGGACGGATAGCCGAATCCTGAGACCACGCTCTCAGTTGCAGGGGTAATTATCTCACCAGTTGCCGGGTTTCTGACCTCATCGGTTTCATAGGTAAGCGACACGGCTTCCCCGAATTCGGCTAGCAGTTTGGTGCCTGTGTCAGCGATGCTCATGCGCGCGTCACCGCAAACGTTGTGGTACTTGAACCGGCGTTAACCAACAGCTTTCGCAAAGCCGCTGTAATGGTTTTAACGATGGTCTGCGCGGCTGCGTTGTCCATATACTCGACTTCAATAACGTCCACCTTCTCCCGCTTAGTAGCACGCTCCACAGTAGCAAGCGGACTATTCTCTGAATCAATAGCAAGTGCTGTGGCGATCTGTCCAGTTTGCAGTGCTGGCGGAATGATGGTGGGCACAAAATAGAAGCCATCAATATAGACATTAGATCGCGGCCACTGTAGCGCCTGACCCTTTGAATACTTAGTGCCGATAAAGGACAGGCTCTCGATGTAGTCCATGGCCTTGATTAGCAGCACGTCAGTTGCAGCGGTTAACGTGATGCCACGATCAGCCGCGTAGGTCGTTAGCTCTGCTTCGGTGACGTAGCTGTTAGCACCCGGAACCACGGTGCCATCTTCAATAATAATGGTTGCCATGATCGCGCCTTATATATTACGTTGCTTCCGCTTCTTCTGAATCATCCACGCTTGGAACGGAAGGCTCTGCCTGCTTGCGTACTTTCTTTTTGCGGGCAGGACTGGCTGGCTTCTGCTCTTGTTCTGGTTGGCCATTTTTCTGATCCTCACGCTGCTTTTTGCTTGATCTTTTGAATCGTCTCGAAGTCCACGGGTTGTCCCGCTTCAAGGCCGTCTTTGTTTAATGGCATAATAATGTCCTCTGTTACCGCTTATAATATCACAAAAAAAGGCCAGCGGTTAAACTGGCCTCTTTCCCCTATTACCTAGCCTTTAATTGGTTTTGAGATATGCAATCGGCACGCTTTTCCGTTCCAGCACGCGACTCCATACATCAGCCGTTGCAAGCTCAGCGTTTGTAAAGCTGGTACCTTCTGGCGTACCAATTTGCTGGAAGCCGAACGGATGCAGGATCTCAGTGTTCCGAATCCAAAGCGTTTCGATACCGCCGCCGTCGCCTTGCGCAGCTTCGCGCTCAATCTCAACTGGAGTAATCGGAGAGCCGACACCGTAGCCGAATGCGCCAGGACCAAACAGCACGCTGGTATAGACCACGCTGGGCGCTCCTTCATTTGTGCCTGCCACAACAGTCAGGCCGTCATCTACGATAACCCGCTTTCCGAGGTAAGTCGGAACTGTCGCCATACCGTTGCTGTCGGGGATGTAGTCGATGTCGTTATTCTTCACCATCTGCGCCATTACAGTAGAGTGTACGGCAAGGGTAGTGAAGATCTCAGCCGAATCACCCGCCGTGTACAACGCTTCAGTGAAGGCGTCACGGTTAAACCGGGTTGAAGCGGTTACGGCGGTGCTGTCCTGAGATGCCACGTCCACAACCATGTCGCCAGTGCCCGCTTCGTTGCCTGCCAAAATGCCGTTAGTAGCTGCAACCAAGCGACGCTGCCACTGTCGTGCAAAATAGCGATCCGTGCGGGCACGAATGGCCTCCATTGCGGTGCCGCCCATGGCCAGCTCGGACGCTAGATCAGCGGACTGCCAGCCTTGGTTCACAAACGCCTTGCGGGCAATCTGCTCACCTTGGGTAGCCTTCTGCGGAGTTGCAGAGGACGTGGGATCATCTGAACTGTAATTGGTCTCGACTGAACCATCCAAATCATTCCAATATGGAAGCTCGGAAGTCTTGCCGGGAGCGTTAGCCAGCTCATCAAGCAGCGCGTTACGTGTAACAACGCCTGAATCGAAGAAGCGGGTTTTCTCTGGGCCTTCGATCTGCGGAAGGTCACGAAAGATTGTGACATCAATGATGTCAGTGAGTTTGGTAGTAGCCATCGGGTGTTACCTTATGTTCCGTAATGTTGGGTGCGCAATCGGTCATATTCGGAAGCATCAGCTTCTTTAATGGCCTTCAGTTCTGCGCCAGAGTATTCGTTAAACTTCTTGCCTGCGGGTACACCCGACCCTTGACCACCAGCAGCGCCTCCGCCGGTTGCCTTTGAACCTGCCAGGTAATTGGCATATCGTGCGCCATCTTTAACCTTGGCCTCCAGCTCAGCCAGGGAGTTAACGCCATCACCTGTGACCTTAACCTGCCCTGAATCATTATCGTAATCAAATTCAAATCGTACCTTCAGAAGATCACGCAGATCCTCATTGTACTCACCGCCAGCGCCTAGCTTGTTGACCACGCCGTTCAGTGCGTTGTTGACCTTTTCGGTTTTCGTCTGGCTCATCAGCTTATTGTAGCGGTCTGTCTGCTCAGTGGCCCGCTCTTCCATCAAGCGATTCAACTTCTCAACGTCGCCATCGGCCTTGGCCTTGTCCTCTTCAGCCTTGCGCGTCTTTTCGCTGGCTTCTCGCTGCTTTTCCTGCAGATCTTCTTTCTCAGTCTTCAGATTCTGGTTAGTGGTCTTCAGACCCTTAACCTCATCATCGACCTTTGTCTGTACTTCGGCTTCCGTATAGACGGTAATCTTTTGGCCTTCGTGTTCGATTTCCATTGGCATTGTAAACACCTGTTACATGCTCGACTGCGCGCCTGCGCAGCCTGGTTATAAAAAGTCCTACCTTATGCTGTAACAGTATAGCACATTCCGTTGACTTTCAAATAGGCGTAAAAAAGCCCGCACTAGGCGGGCTTGTAGGTTGATAGTTTTCAGGGCTGGATTCAGTGTTTAAATAATCTGAACACGTCTTTTTTTTGCCTTTTGATCATCCCTGTAATCCCCGACATCCTAACTTCTGCGTCGGTGTGCCTGCGCTTTTCATCGTCGTTTAACTGGTCGATGCGGGTATGTATTAGCATTTTCTGCCCCTTCCTTAATCCCTTGCTAACCATCTTCATCGACTCCTGGCAGGCAACACGCGCCTGATCACGCGGGGG